AGAATTAGTGGCAGAAGAGCAAGAATACCTTGGTAAAAAAGATTCTGATCCACTTATTGACCTAAAACAACAAGAATTAACGCTTCGTGCACAAGAAATACAGCAAAATAAAGAAAATGCTGATAAAAAACTTGAGTTAGATGTAGAAAAACTTAACTTTGAAGGTCAAAAACTACAACAAAAGGATGAAATGGACAAAGAAAAGCTACAAAGCCAAGAAGATCAAGCAGATCTTAGAGCAGAAGTAACTTTAGCAGGTCAAAGGGGGCGTAGTGGCACTAGATCCTAGAATAGCTAAACTATTAGCTAAAAAATATAAGAAAAAATTTGGTACAAAAGTAGGAGACACAGCACAAATAAGAAAACAACTTGGCGGAACTAGAGTGTCGGGTTATATGGCAAAAGATGGAGGCTACATTGTTAAAAAAAAGAAAAAAGTTGTTAAGAAACGCAAAAAGTAAACCAAATCAGATTTTAGATAAAGTATTTGATTTTGCAGACCAACATACACAGGACCCAATGGCTCTTAGTGCATCATTATTGGTTGTAGCAAAAACAATTTATCTAGATATATTGGGACCAGAACAAACCTCAGAAATGTTTTATGCATTTGCACAAGATTTAGAGAATCACGAATATATAAAGGAGACAGTGCATTAATGGCTCTTTGTAGGCATTGTGAACATGAATGTCACCATGGTAATGGTGGTAAATGCCATTGTGGTTGCTTAAATTGTGAACATGATGTAAAAGATGCATTACAAAAACTTGAGGAAGTTTTAGATCCAATAAAAGTGGTCGAGTTTGAAGCAGATTTTGACTTGACTGAACACTAGGAGGAAACATGAACTTAGTAAAAGACTTATGGGCACATTTAAAAGAATGGTCCGATTGGAAAATGAAGGACTGGATAAAAGCGGGTATCGTAGCAATTATTGTACTCATTATTCTTAGTCAATTAGGAGGAGGAGCCTAGACCATGGTCTGGCAACTCTTAGCTAAACCTTTACTTGGCGTCGTTGCTGACGGCGTCAAGGGTTTCGTTGATACGAAAAAGGCAAAAGCAGAATTAAAAGTAACAGAAGTTAAAGCAGCAACTAAACTCAAACAAGATCAGATCGCTGGCAAAGTAGCTTGGGAGCAATCAGCGGTAGATCAAATGAAAGGAAGCTGGAAAGATGAACTAATTTTAATTTGTCTTCTTGCTCCAGCAACATTAGTATTTTTTCCCGGAATGACAGATCACATTGAAAAAGGATTTATCGCCTTGCAATCTCTCCCAGATTATTATAAACACCTTTTATACATTGCCTGCTCAGCAAGTTTCGGCATTAAGGGCGCGAAAGGAGCTGTAGGTTTATTTAAGAAGAAATAACTTATGGATGCAATTTATTTAGCTGAAAAGCTATTTAGAGTAATTAGGACTAGACAAACCCAACTAACTGAGATAATTATCAATAATCAAGTAAAAGATTGGAATGATTATCAAAATCATTTAGGTCAACTTGATACTTTAAATTATATCGAACAGGAACTCTCGGACCTGCTAAAGAAACAGGAGCAAAATGACTAACTTAATTTTACCAACACACGTTGCGAAAGCGCGTGCAAAACAAGTAAAAAAAGAAAAAAAGAAAAAAGAAGAATCTAAATTACCAGAACCAACAGGCTGGAGGATTTTAATTTTACCTCATCAAGGTAAAGGCAAAACCAAAGGTGGTATTATCTTGTCTGATAAAACAGTGCAAGAAACACAAATTGCAGCTAATGTTGGACTTGTACTAAAAGTAGGACCGGATGCGTACAACGACGTAAGTCGTTTTCCAAATGGTGCATGGTGCAAGAAAAACGATTGGGTAATATTTGCCAAATACGCAGGTTCACGTCTTAACATTGAAGGCGGCGAATTACGCTTACTAAATGATGATGAAATTCTTGGAGTTGTAGAAGACCCCGAAAGTATCTTATCGCCAGTAACACATTAACATGGAGAGGAACCCATGCCCGAAGCACAAGAAGCATTAAAAGAGGATAACATGATGGTTGATCTAGATACGTCTGGAAGCGCTATTGATGTTGAACTCAAGGATGCAAAACAAGAAGAAGTAAAAGAACAATCGGAAGTTGAAGTAAAAGCAGAACCGGTTAAAGAAAAAGATGAACGCGAAGAGTATAGTGACGGTGTCAAAAAACGTATTGACAGATTAACTTACAAAATTCGTGAAGCAGAGAGAAGAGAAAAAGAAGCTCTTAGTTTTGCTGAACAAGTAAAAAAAGAACGCGATGATTTACAAACAAAATTTACAAAACTAGATGATGGTTATGTTAATGAATTTGCAGGTCGTGTAAAATCAGAACTAGAAACAGCAAAAGCTACATTAAAGCAAGCGGTTGCAGCAGGCGATGTGGATGCACAAGTCAATGCAAATCAAGCTTTAGCAAGGCTGGCTATTGAGCAAGAACGTATAAATGCTACAGAAGAGCAAAGAAAATTATATGAAAAATCTCAAGAAAATGCTGGACAGACAATACAACAACCTGTACAAAGTAATGTACAACAACCACAAGCTGCTCCACCGGACCCAAAAGCGGAAGCATGGGCGGAAAAAAATGAGTGGTTTGGTAAAGATGAAGCTATGACATACGCTTCGTTTGGTATTCACAAGAAACTTGTGGAAGAAGAAGGATTTAATCCATCTTCTGATGAATACTACGAAGAGATTGACAGAAGACTTCGAACTGAGTTTCCCCAGAAGTTTAACGATGGGGGAGAAGTCCAAGGAAGCAAACAACCCGTCCAAACAGTTGCTTCTGCTAACAGGACCACACGAACTGGACGCAAAACAGTGAGGCTCACACCATCACAAGTAGCGATTGCTAAAAAATTAGGTGTGCCACTTGAAGAATATGCGAAATACGTGAAGGAGTAGGCATATGAATAAAATTGATGAAAATAAGACTCCACGCGCTGCCTTATCTCGCGAGAAAACGACTCGTAGGAAACCATGGGCACCCCCGTCATCCCTAGACGCACCTCCTGCACCCGATGGGTACAAATATAGGTGGATACGCGCTGAAACTTTAGGGCAATCAGATAATAAAAATTTGAATGCTCGATTAAGAGAAGGTTTTGAACTCGTAAGAGCCGATTCCGACGACGGTCAGTATCCGACAATACAGGAAGGGAAATACCAAGGTGTTATAGGCGTTGGTGGTTTATTACTGGCTAAAATTCCGGTAGAAATCGTTAAAGAGCGAGAAGCTTACTTTAAACAGCAAGTTCTGGATAAAGAAGAAGCGGTCGCAAATGATTTACTAAAGGAACAACACCCCAGTATGCCGGTCTCTAAACCAGATAGGCAATCTCGTGTAACCTTCGGTGGCAACAAAAAGAACTAATTTTCTAGCTCTTTTGTCCATCGAACTAAAAAAACTTAACCCTTTAAAAAAAGGATATAACGATGGCAAATAAAGACGCAGCATTCGGGTTTAGACCCGTAAGGCATCTTACAGGCGGTCTTATTAGAACAAACGAATACGCAATTGCAGCGAACTACGGCACTGCGATCTATCATGGTCAAGCAGTGAAAGCTGTTGCAGCAGGAGGAATTGAATCTGCTGCGGCGGGTGATGTAGTTTTAGGCATTTTCGCCGGATGTTTCTATACAGACCCAACTACAAGTAAGCCAACTTTTAGTAACTATTATCCAGCAAGCATAAATGCTTCTGATATAGTGGCTTACGTATATGACGATCCAAGAATCGTCTTTGAAGTCCAACATGATGGTACTGGCACAGCAGCTATGAACTTTAGTGGTTTTGATTTAGTAGGAACGAGTGGAAGCACTCTTTCTGGAAGATCTTCACAAGAGTTAGATACTTCTACTAGTACAACTTCTGGACAATTTAAACAAGTTGGTATCTCCAAGGATCCAAACAACAGCGATACAGGTTCAGCAAATGCTAACGCATATGTAGTACCTAACGTTGGTGAGCATACTTGGTTACTGACCACTGCAATATAATAGGAGGGTTTAATGCCAATTTCTAGATCACAACTGGTAAAAGAGCTTGAACCGGGCCTAAACGCTTTGTTCGGTTTGGAATATGCCAGATACGAAAACCAGCATGAACAGATTTTCGATACAGAAACTTCTGATCGTGCATTCGAAGAAGAAGTAATGCTATCCGGTTTCGGTACAGCGCAAGTAAAACCAGAAGGCACAGGCGTAAATTACGACGATGCTACTGAGTCTTTCACTGCGAGATACACTCACGAAACTATAGCACTTGCTTTTGCGATTACTGAAGAAGCAGTAGAGGATAACCTTTACGACACAATCAGTTCTCGTTACACAAAAGCACTAGCTCGTTCAATGGCTAACGCAAAACAAGTAAAAGGTGCGAACGTATTAAACAATGCGTTTGATTCATCTTTCACTGGTGGAGACGGCGTAGAAT